CCTTTCGCTCCAAGTCTTCAATCGTGTCAGTGGCTCGTACAACCACCTCTGTAAGATTGCAGAACTGGTATGGTCTAAGTATAATTTCGCTGCATGGGTTAGTCCCGAAATCATATTCAGCATCACGCCTACCATTCTTAGCAGCTTGTTTCTTACTTGCTTCCCTATTGAATACACCGCGCTCTCCTGACTTACTTTCTACTAGGGCTACCCATTCTCTTAAGAATGTCTCAGAGTCTGGTTTTTCAGTGTAGCTTACTGAATTATTAGACAATGCACGTTGTTTGTCATTCTCCCACCATTGACCTGACTTGGCATGACGCATACGATCATCTGAGAGGTTGCTCAGAGAGATCATAGCTGACCTGCGTACACCACCCACCACAACTACCTCACCTACCTTACACATAAGATCGTGACACTCTATAGAAGATAGCTTACGCCCCTTTGCTTCTCTAAACTTAGATGTAGTAAAGTTGAATAAATCAATTAATGGTGCAGGGCCAGAAGCTCTACCCCCAAAAGTCTTAAGTCTAGCGCCAGCAGGTCTTACTTTTGATACATCCCACTTAGGTATCTCACCTGACCAAAGTAATGCCAGTACCTGACGATANGCTTTAGCCCAACCTTCTTTACTNTCCTTAACCACTACTGTTGTCTCAGAATCAAACAACTCTTCTGGTACTTCTGGTAGCTTAGAGATGTACTGACGTTCTACAGAGAAGCCTACTCCTGTGCCGCACAACAAGATAAACATAGCTTCATCAAAACTCTTAGGGTCATCTACAGGTAGGTAGCTGCAGTTGTAACCAGCAGTGTTGTCACGCTCTAAAGCAGGGCCAGCGGTCATCATAGCTCTCATAGAGGGCATGACTTCTAGGTTAAGTATTGCATCACGTAATTCCATAGTTATAGATGCATCTTTAACTGCGTGATCAATTAAGTTGTATATGTAACGCTCTACAGTCTCATCCCAAGACTCTCGCTTACCATCATCTTGTACCCATCGTGCGTAGCGTGACTTGTGAATAAAAGATTGATAGTCTGTTGGTAAGAGATTGTTCATTCTTCTTTTCCTCTTGCTTTCTTGTCGCTTTCAAGCCAAACCATTCTGTCTATGTCTGTTCGTGTTATTCCAATATCTTTTAGTTCCCTGTCAGATAAAGTATTTAAGACCTTAATTGCATGACGATGTTCTGACCACATAACACAATACCTTAGAAACCTTATAAATATGTTATTAGTCCACCTCATCTACTACTCCCTGATCCTTGTAGCTTACCTCTTTGTTGTCTGTCGTTTAGTTTCTTCATATTATTTTCCATAACTACCTTTAGGTTACCCTTAAAGATGTTAGACAGAGCCACAACATAAAATAATACATCACCTAATTCACTTATTATATCATCGTCTGAAAACTTAGTTCTGTCTCTTAATAACTTCTTTACTTTCTCAGCAACCTCACCAGATTCACCACATAAACCTAGTACATTCTCAAATAGCCTGTCGTTACCCTTGGTAAGCATCTTATCCTCTACGAACTGACTGTAGAATCTCACTGGGTCTTCCATGTAATCAGTACTTCCTTGAAACATTTCAAAATAGCCCAACATCTCTAAATCATTTTTATTTATCACATTAATCTCCCATAAAATTCTGTGTAAGGCGCACGGTAGTTAGCATCAAATAAGTACCAAGCACAATTATCTTTTCCTGTCATCTTACTTCCCTCTATCCACTTAACTCTACCCACACTAACAACCTTCTTACAGTACGTCATAAGTGCAGCAGACTGTTTAGTGTGCATCCAATCAGCATCAAATACAATCCATGTAGGACATATGTTAGACCAGTGATCTATAAAAGAATGTAGGAAATTTCTGTCCCAAGGTGGATTAGTAATACAGAAGTCTATTAGGCTGTTAGCTTCTTCCCCAAAGTGTAGACCTATAGCACTTCTCTCATCTATTCCCTTGGCTCTAGGTTCTATGTCTGAAGCATATATACACTCAGCTAGTCCGTCCGTTAGCTCCTTTAAGTGTCTTATAAGTCTGCCATCCCCTGCACAAGGTTCTACGTAGTTAAAGTTACCCATAGGTAAGTGGTGTATTAGTGGTTCCACAACTTCTATTGGTGTGGGATAAAAGTCTCTAGCTATCCTCTCAAAATTACTTCTCTTACCCACTTAATTATCCATCCTATCTATATAGTCAAACTCTATTATTAATGGGTCAATAGACCTTAAGAAGTGTTTTTTAAAGTTGTAAGCTTCGTCAAAAGTAGGAAAAGGTATCTCTTCATCAAACATTACATTTTTTGGGTTAGTCTCCTTGTCACCCTCTACCCTACAGTTTAACCAGTGTAAGCCATCTTCATCTTCTGTTGGACCATCTAGTACACGATGAACTTTAAATGTTATAGTAACCATTCGTCAGGTATCCTCTTGTCTGAATATAAAAAACCATTCTTATCACACCAATCCCCATAATTACTCTTAGCTCCTTTATGTAACTTACTCCTAGAGTTAGTAAACACAAAGCGAATATCAAGTTTAGGATGCTGCTCTTTTATTTTTAAGTGCTTTTTCCTATCTGCTGCAACAAAACGCCCTTTAGATTCTATTATAATACCATTAGGCAAAACAAAATCAGGGGTGTAAGTTTTACTTTCTAGTAGTGTCCACTTAATCTTTAGCTTCTCATACTCAAAACCTACGCCCCTGTCTTTTAAATCGTTGGAAATATCCTCTTCTAGTCCTGATCGGTATCCATTCTTTATTGCGTGTCTTCTACGTTCACTGGTGGTTGCCATAGTTCGTCCTCAGTTCTCCTTAGCCACAGTAATCTAGCATTCTCTATTACACGATCTATGTCACCATTATAAGCTTTGACACAGGCTTCCCATAATTCCTCTTCTGTCTTAGCCCCGTCTAGCATCTTATCAGCTTTTACTGGACCAACTTTAAATAGCCCAACAATATTATCTGCTGTATCTCCCGTCAGGATTTGAGTGTAGAAGAACTTAGTACCACCCCATTCGTCAACTGTTTGCCATGTGTTTCTCCCAAAGTTAAAGTGGTGACAGGGTATCTGAAGCATGTCCTTATCTACTGAAGCAACAATAGTGTCGGGGCCAAGTTTAGTTGCTTCTATTGCTATCAGATCGTCGGCTTCCTCTCCACTACTTGTTATTGCACCGTACTCATCCGTCATATACCCTCTTACATGTTGTAGATGCTTGGGCTTCTCAGACTTCTTTCTATTTCCCTTGTACTCATAGGACTTAGCTATGTTGTATCTGAAGTTCCCTGAGCCTGTTAGGTAGACCTCATATTTATCTGGCTCAGGGAATACTAAAGTTTTCTCTAATATAAAACTCATTAGTTCATCAACTTTATTTTCAGCATCCTCACTTATTAAGTTTTTAGTGGAAAAGGCTGCTCTGTAGGCAACTATGTCTCCGTCAACCAACACTTTTCCTTTAGTCATCAGCCATCTCCGAACAGAACTTTACCATCGTCCTTCTCAAAGCCAACATCAGCAACATAAGTAAACCCTGCTGCTCTTGTAGCATCTCCGTAGAGCCTAGCAAGGCCGTATAGATCATCAATACCCTGACGTTCTAGTGTAACCCTACCATTAAACCCATCTTCTTTAGAGTCGTTCTCAAAGATAACTGATACTCTCATTAGAAAGCACCTACTTCCTCACGTTCATAGACAACGTGATCGGTTACCTTAATGGCTTGCAGAGTAGTAATCTTACCATCCCACACACTGAATTTAACAATTGCCTTAGTACCATTACCTATAAGACCTTTGCTTTTCCAATCCCAAGGTGTTAGTGCATCACCCTCACCGTCAAAGACTTCTGGTGGGCCTATTAGTACACCCTGTTCGCCTGTCTCTTGATCCACGAACTTAGGGTTAAAGTGTGGGCTAGTGGCTTTGTAGTAAACCCTACCTTCTTTGTCAGTCTTAAAGAGTTGGGCCTGTAGTCCCTTGTCAGGAATACCATCCTTGATCATCTTAACTCTAGTTCCTTCGTCTATGTAGCAATTGACTACATATACACCCTGTTTATCCTCGAAGTTCTTAGCCATGTCTGAGCCATCTTCTGGCCCCATGTCACGATCTTCCTCACGTAACTTAGCCCACTCTAGAGTGCAGTCTACGTACACGTATTTACTTTTATAAGCCATTCGGGTTCCTTTCCTTTAAAGGCTGGTAAATATATATAGGGATATTTTTTTCGATTTGTCCAGTAGATTTTAAAATAAATATTTTAGTGTATCTCAGCATAGGTCTTACCAAACTGAGCGTCTATCCCTAATTTCACGTTTAGTCCAAGTTTTCTATTTAGTTTACATATTGCACCTTCCATAATTTCCTTAGTTTGTTGTTCCTTACCAACTTCCACCAGAGCTATAATTTCGTCGTGGAACTGTCCTACAGTCTTAATACCATTACTGCGACACAGTGACACCCAATTGTCAAAACAGAATACACCTGTACCCTGATTGAGAGTGCTAAAACGATCTTTGTCACTTCGTAAACTATACCAGAATTTAGAAACTGGGTTGAATACCCACATACCATCAAATAACTCTCTTGTACGTAAATCATCTGCTACCTTCTGTACTGACCAGTTACGTGACCAAAAGGCATCTAGTAGGGTCTTAGCTTCTTTAACTGTCATACCTGTCTCACGCGCAAGCTTAGAGGCTCCTACGCCATATGTAGCGCTGTAGTTCACCACTTTGTAATTCTTACGTAGGGCTTTAAGTGACCTCTCTCCTGAATTGTGTTTGTCTATGTCAACCTGTCTGATTACACCAGCGTGTAGTGCTAGGTCTAAGTGTGGGTCAAAACCATCTCTACTCATCTCAGATACGTAATCAGGGTCAAGTGGTTTCATGTANTGTCGTTTAGTTGTATCCTCTAGGCTTGTCATATCTGCACCACACAATGTATANCCCTCTGGTGCGGTTAGGCATCCACGTATCTCAGAACCATAAGGTTTTTCTACTGAGGGAATATTAACTAGAGGTGAAGCGTGTTTGAAACGTAGTGTGTTAGTCAAGCCTGATACAGATGCACTAACATAACCGTCTACTTGCTTAGTGACCATACCCTTTAATACAGATATTCTGTGAGACAAAACAGACAACCCATCTAGGATGTTGACCGCTGGATAGTTACTTGATAACTCTTTGACTGAGGGGCATAGCTCCCCTTCCTTACGAACTTGTTCAATCATTCTTTCCTCGCCAGCATCATTCTTGACGTATTTGTATGTTCTAGGTTTCCAACCCATAGAAAAAAGCCAATCCTTAACCTGATCTGATGAGTTAGGGTTAGCCTTCTCATAGCCTGTGTTGATCATAAAGACCTTCACGCCATCAGGCTGCTTATACTTTTTACGTAACCACTCAAATCTTTCACCATGAGCCGACAAGCTACCGTCTTGCTTAATCATAACTTTAGGTTTGTGTTGTAGTCTAGTTAAGACTTTCTCAGGCATAGCGTCCGCTAGTTGAGAAACCTTCTCATCTTTTAGGCTGTTCCACTCCTCTAAGTAAGCAATGGCTTTTGGTACATCTAATTTCCACTGGAGGGCTTCCTGTTCTGCTGCACACTGTAGCTTGAACGTAAGGTAGTCAACAAGACGGTCTTTTTCCACTGGAGCCGTGTAAAGCCTGTTTAGTTTAATGTCTAGGTCACGCCATAATCTACCGTTTATCTTTACGTCCTCATTACACCTGTGAGCATACTCTTCTAGTGATAGGGTAGACCAATCAGTAATTACTGGTTTAGGCACCCCATAGTCCTCTCCATAGCCTTCTAAGCCATGTTTAGGTCTTTGGTGGTTGATGTACCATGAGACTGCTAGAGTGTCTATAAGCCTAGCTAGAATCTTGACGCTAAGAAGCTTCTCAAGTATTGGTATATCAAACCTAATTATGTTGTGGCCTATTAAAGTTTCACTGTTCACCAACACATACCTCATTTCGTCGTAGTCGTGTGTGTGCCTGACAGTCTTACCATTATCATTAGACCAAGACAGTACGTGTATCTTAGTAGCATCTAACCCATCTGTTTCTATATCAAACACTGTCATATGATCTATCCTTTTGCTTGTGTAGGTTTTTGTCTTCTTCTAACATCTCTTGTATTGTATTTTTAATATCTTCATTTACTTTAGAACTTTTTGATAAGTTTTCTTTAGCAGTAATGATTTGTAAGTTGCCACTCCAATGAGGCCCACCATCAGATAAAGGCCACATATGATCAACGTGATACTCCACACCTTTTGCTTTAGTAAATATATTACGCAGCTTATATGTCTGTTCCACACGTTCTTTTTCTATAGGACAATCACGCAGGTGTATAGGTATCTGTTTTAGTTTTAATGCTTTACGTTTAGCAGTATAAGAAGCCCCCTTCTCTTTGTTAGCATCCCTGTAAGCTTTATAGTAAGCAGCTTTCTTCTCTTTGTTAGCTTCTGCGTAAGCTTTATGGTAAGCAGCTATCCTCTCTTTGTTAGCTTTTTTCCAAGCTTTTATCTTTTCTTTGTTAGCATCCCTGTAAGCTTTATGGTAAGCAGCTCTCTTCTCTTTGTTAGCTTCTTCGTAAGCTTTATAGTAAGCAGCTATCCTCTCTTTGTTAGCTTTTTTCCAAGCTTTTATCTTTTCTTTG